TTAGGTACGATTAAAATTCATTAATTTGGACGTTTTATCCTCCTCTTCAAGGCGCTTAGTTTGAAGCAAGTGAGCATAAACTTTTTGCGTAATTGCAACATTAGCATGTCCGAGTCTTTCACTGACATATTGAATTGAAATTCCCTTTGAAAGCAAGAAACTAGCATGACTGTGTCTGAGTCCGTGGAAAGTAATTATCTTACCTGCAAAACTGTTTAATGCATATTTAAGTGTTTTATTAAGTGCACCGTCTGAAACGTTAGCCAAATAGCCTTTTTGATCACGATAATTTTTTAATACATCGAGCAGTTTTTTATCAATTTTGATTGTACGAATACTATTTTTTGTTTTTGGAACTTTGATATGGCCATATAGATCACGAGAATGATTAACTGAAAGTGTAGAATCATTAAAATTTATGTCCGCTACCGTTAAGGCGCGTATCTCTCCCGACCTTAAACCTGTATGAATTGCAATTAAAATAGCTAAATAACTAGTTATTTTGGTTCTTTGATATGAATACTCCTCTAACTTTTCAAAGTCGTCAGACTCCAGAAATTTAAGATCTGCGGACTTAGATTTTTTGCCTGTAACGGTGATTCTAACGGTTGGGTCCTTGCTGATGATCCCATCAGCATAAGCATCTCTTAAAGCAGCCTGTATTTCGCCTTTACGCTTGAAGACTGAAGTCTTGACATGTTCCTCGGCATAGGCATTTATTAATTTTTGAAAATCAGATCTTTCAAATTTGTCAAGTGTGGCATGAGAAGCATATTTTTTTATCATCAAATAAGCCTGATGATATTGATCCAATGAAACATCTGTTATATCGGTCTTATATGTTTGATACCAATTAAGAAAGTATTCTGACAAAAGTTGATTAGAATCCTCATGAATACCTGCGTCCTTTTTTAATTCGTAACTGGCAGCCCATTTTTTTGCATCTGTTTTTGTTTTAAAACTGCCCTTGGTTATTCTTTTACGTTTTCCATTGGCATTAAAACTAACCTGAGCTTGGAATAGACCAGATGGTCTTTTGGTAATTGCTGCCATACATCTTCTCCTTAATATGTACGCCACGAAAGTGTGGCTAATTATTATTTACCAGTCCAAATGTTTCCACAATCCTGGCAATGGTATTCATGTGCCTCATTATTGTGGGTTCCAGTTAAAAGAAGCGAAACTCCACCTGTTAATAAACCCTTGGCTAGCTTAGCCTTAGAATGTTTTTTTACCACTTTTTCGTTATGCTTGAAAAGCGTAAGTGGATGAAGAGGATTTATATTAAGTGAAGTTGTTCGCTTAATTTTTTTAACATTTTCCTGATCGTCCCATAATTGAATATTGGCCGATCCACAATTAGGACAAACTAACGAACGTGATGTTTTTTTAGACATTTTTGTTTTCTCCCTGGAATTTTATATATTTAACAAAAAACTAACTCTTTCAAATTATTTTGTTTTTTGTTTTTCCAAACGGATTACCGTGACGTGGCACGTAGATATGTACGCCACGATGTGGTGGCCATTTTCAATGCTTTAAAGTAAGAATGATTGCTATTACACCAGCAACAAAAGAAAAACAAATATCAATTATCGCCACAAAATTAACGCTTAAATCATTTATGCTTCTTTTAATCCACAACCCGGCTAACGCCAATACTAGGGCAATAAAGGCAAAAACCAGTCCTAAAGTACTGTCTTTATAAAGTGACGATAAAAGAATAAAACTAACTAGCGAAAGAAAAGCGGATGCACCAAATAAAATATATTTCGAAGATTTCATATTCTGATTGTCCTTTTATAATTACAGATAAACTCTCATCTTTTAACGTGAATAAGGTTGTTGCACGTATATGGCACCGCACAAAGTGGTAAAGATTATAAACCTAAAATCTGTTTCTTTTTAGCATCAAATTCTTCTTGTGTAATTGTTCCTTCGTCTAATAATGCTTTAAATTTAGAAATTTCATCAGCATAACTAATTGTTTTGGAACTTGAAAGATTAGCATTGTTTATAGAAATAATTGACTCTAGTTTGTTTGCTAATAGATTAAATGATTCCTGGAATGTTTTATAAGTAAATGAGTCTGTTTTTGTTTCGGAATTCAAAAAGTTAATTTCAAATTGTTTATTATCTTTAAAAAATATACTTATCGCTAGTTTGTTTACTGCACCATATTGTTTTCCACCCGTTACAGCACCAACTATTGCTCCAGCTCCACCTAATAAAGCGCCACCAACTATTGCTCTCGTTACCCCGTGGTGTTTTTTAATACTTTTTCCATTAATAATTGGTTTATATCCAACAATTTCTTTATATGGATAAACAAAATATCTTTTATCAAGAAGAGCTTTTTTAATCAAAACTTCTTTTCTTTTATCACTGAAAATTAGTCTCTCCGATGTGAGTGAGTTTTCCTCTTTAAAACTTTGTAGAATATTCTCATATTCTTGCTTTTCGTTTTTCTGTTTTTCTTTATTTTTCAAATGCTTTTCTTTATCAAAAAACATATCCTTTTTCTCCTAAACGGATTAACGTGGCGGGGCACATGAATTAAGCTAAATACCTTCTAACGTCTCTGCTTGCTATATGGTCTGCAAAGAACTCAGCCCGTCCTGTTTTAATAGGGCGGTGATCCGTTAAGTCTTGACCATCATCACATTCTGCATGTACGACTTCGTGAATCATAGTCAAGGACTGTAATTCCATAGAATCATTTTTATTAATATAAATGTCGTTTCCGTTTATATATCCGTGAAGAAAATATAATTCTTCGGGGAAGGAAACGAAATGAAATTTGTATTTATAATATTTAGCTTCAATTCTTTCCGTTGGTATCATTTTTCTTATCTTCTTGTTCCTTCATAAAACGAACATAATTGATGGCTTGTTGCAGTTGTTCATCAGTAATGTCTGGATCAACCGACATAGCAAGAGTAAGTTGTTTGTCTGTTAAATTATTGATAACTCTTTGTTTTTTAGTGTTGTCAATAAAGAACCAAGAAGGTTCCTTATTCAGTGTTACGGCAATTTTAACAATTTTAGATTGGGTAGGAGAGCTAACCCCTTTCAGCCACTGGGTAATAGTTGATCGTCCAACGCCGATTCTTCTAGCTATCTCAGCGTTGGTCAATCCTGACTCATTAATAGCATTTTCTAAATTAGTTCTGAATATGTCATCCATATTTGTCATAAGTATAGTTTAATACAATTAAACATATGTTGAATAATTTGTAACATAATTGTAAACAAATAATGTTGAATTAAATGGAACACATGTCTATGATTAAAAGTATCAGAAAGGAGGTGAGTAAGATTTCAAATATGTTTTTGAAAAACGTACTTACTGAAAAGTTCGGTACTCAAGAGATGGCTGCCAAGGCATTAGGCATTGGTAGATCATCGTTGAATCAAAAACTCAATGGTAAGCAGGAGTGGACTGCTAGACAAATTCAGATATTAATTAAAATGTTCAATATACCAAGCAAGAGTATTAAATCTATTTTTTTTGAAAATCATGTTGAATTAAATGGAACAAATACAAAACAGCCAGCATGAAAGGAGGCCACACAGATGACCATTGTAGAAGCAATAAAAAAAGCACAAAAAACGACTGGAACGATTGCAAAGGATTTCGATCCCACGTTCGTATTCCAGCCGACAAACGATCCAGAATGCACCAAAATTTTTAATTTGGAAGATCCTAATGAACCAAAATTTATTTCTAATCGTTGGGAACCCAAATTAAAAGATTTCTTGGATACAGACTGGATTGTCGGAAAGGCAATTACTCAAAGTCCGTTGACAGTGAAATAGCTACAGCGACATCACTGCCATAGATAACTTCGTGAACACCAGAATAGTCTTTCAACTTATTAAAAGCAGAGCGAACTATATCTTCAGACAAGCCGGTTTCTTTGGCAACTGTATCTACTTTGATAATTATTGGCAAGCCTTTTTCCTTACTAATCTTACGAAGTGCGTCTAATACTTTATCTTCATTCATTAAATTAATCTCCTTTCATGGATTTCAGCACTGCAATGCTGATAACTAATTATCAGACAAAAGGAGAGAAAGGAAAACAAAATGGTAGCACGTTTAAAACTTCCACCTAATCAAAAATTTCTCGTTGGTGTTATAGAAGCAGCTGGTTTATTAAATAGAAATGCAGATTACTTCGATAAAAATATTCGATATTCAAGAAGATTTTTGGATATGAATATTGAAAAGCAGGGTGGCCAATTCTCAACAGAATTATTAAAAAAGTATTCGATTGAGATGAAATGAAAATGAATAAAGAAATATTAGAAATTCTCAAAGGAATTAAAAAAGACCTCGATATCATCGCGAGCGATAAAGAGGCCGAAAAGAAAGCTATTGATATAAATTATTTATTTTTATTTTGACTATTCGTGTATAACTCTTTGAGTGTATCTTTCAACATTCTATTTACGTATTCGACCATTAAAGTAGTTACCGCTGAAGTACTTGCTCCAATTGGATCATTTGGAGCATGCAATCTATCAATTTCTCCTTTCATTTTTGAACGCGTAAACACTGTTGGAGCAATTTCTTTGGCTTTAGAATCCACTATTTTATCAATTTCATTATCTTTCATAATTGCATAATTTCTCTTTCTCATTTTTTGAAGGTTACCAGCCGGAGTAGTGAATGAAGCAATTTTGCTAGATGCTGCATATGCAGCATCTAGAGATGGCTTAGAAGCGGCCATTTGAGATTGTAACTTAGCAAACGCCGGAACAAATCCTACATTCAACTTAGCTACAGCGGAAATTGTCGGAGCTAGAGACTCAGACAATATCTTAGAACTTTCCTTAAATGCCTTAAGGGCACCATCGGAAATAAGCGATGATGACCTGGCAAATGTATCTTGTGTGGCCATAGCATCACCAACTTTCAAAAATGTTTCTGTAATGCCCTTGTTTATCCCACTAGAGGCATTGGAAAGGGATGCTACTCCTGCAATCAATTTGTTACCGTATCAGTTTTTTATCAGATACTTCTACTGGTTTTCCAGTAGTTCAGCATACATCTTCTACTCGTTGAGTAGTCAGGCGCTCGTGGATTGATTATTGTTGCCACTCACAATCTATGCGTTGCACGTTCTATCCGAAATTATGGCAGGATAGCTTCGCTCAATATTGGCATGGCCAAGAGACTTTAGCGTTTATTGAATTCACCCGATGCTAAGTAATATGTCGCCATATTACAGGGCAACAAGATAATTTTAAATCTAAAAAAGTTTAACGCTTACAAAATATTCAAAAAAGAAAGGAAACACTTATGAACTTAATAAATCTAGAACTCACTATGCTGGCAGCTGGAGTAATCGCCGGAATCTGTGTTTCATTAATCGGCATGGCAATCGTCCAATGGAAACTATCGGGCATGACTTTAAAAGAATTTTTTGAAGGAGCCGAATAATGGTTTATTCAACGATCGCAGTATTAATTATTGTCGGGCTGATGATGGTCGGTGACTAATGGAAACAATTAGACTCAACAGCTTCACTAAAGAAGAAAGCAAACAAACGATTTTGCATAAAGCCAAAGGCTTAAAGCAGGGTCTTGATCTTTTCAAAGCTTCCTTGGATAAAGCTAAAAAACAACAAAAAGCAGTTATAGCCACTTATTTAGAAACTGGCGAACAAGTTGAAATCGAATCGGTTTCAAAAGCTAACAAAGTATTTCACAGAAACATTAATTACGCTTTGAAAAACGGCAAAGCGATTCAGGGATACAAACTTTCATACAAATAAAAAAAACTTCCGACTGCAATCGGAAGTAACAAACGAAAATACGAGGTAATTATAGCATGAGTAACGAAATTAGAGTTATTGACGAAGTTGGCCAAGTTGCCAACGTATCGCAACTAAGAAGCAAAGCTTTCATTTCTGAATTAAGCAACGAAGATCTGGAAAGCATCGCTTATACGATCAAAGCCTTAAAGAATCCGATCAAAAACGTTGAAGACGAAACAAAGAAACGTTTAATCAATGGATCACAGTTCGTTCATATTCATTTAACAGAAGCCAACCGGCAATTATTAAACGGGGATAACGATCAGATAAAAAAGAAGTTTTATCAAAAATACGGCTTAGACGCTTTTGTATTGAAATCACCAACGCAGCTTAAAAAGAAGTTTGGCGATGATATTCAAGAAGATCTTGACGGGGTAGTCGTTTATGAAAAACAAAGCAGGGTCAAGTTTGATTAAAGGAGGATTCAATGGCTTTTATTAATGCAAAAGACTACATCACCAAAGGCGATATGTACTTGGTCTATGGAGAAGGCGGAACTGGAAAGACGACAACAGCTTCTTATATTCCCGGAAACAAAATCTTACTGCCTTTTGATATGTCTTTAAACCATGTGATTGAAGACTTTAACGACACCCAGATCTATGAAATGAACAGTGACGAAAAACGATCTTTAAATGTATTTTTGCCTAAGTTCATTAAAAGCTATGGCTTTAATGAAAAGGTCGATGCCTTGATATTGGATAACGTCAGTTTTCTTTATTCAGAGATCTTAGAGATCTATTCAAAGTCCAGTAAGAGTAATTACGATATCTATCCCTTACTACAATCATTTTTTGCTGAATTGGCCAATCTACTAAGAGAAACCGGCAAGACGATTTATGTCACGGCTTGGGAATCGATTATCGATGAGACCGATCCAGTTGGAGGCAAATTGACCCGCTTTATGCCATCAATTAAAAACGAAATTGCTAGAAACAGTTTTCTAGGATTATTCGATGTCGTCGGCAGAATTACCAACGTCAAAGGCAAACGGCCGATACAATTAGCATCCGACCAGCAGACTTATGCCAAAAACCGATTGGATAAGCGCTTAGAAACACTACCAGAAAATTTATTTAAAACAGTTAAAGAAGAAAAGACAGAGGAGAAAGCATCATGAGTTTTACACACCATATTGAAAACGGACAAGGCAATAGATATTTAAACGAAGGCGGCAAATACAACGTAGTTATCTTAGAGGACTACCAAGCTCAAAAGACCCAGAACGGAGCCGCTGATACGATGACGCTTAATTACCAGGTATTAGACGGCGAACATGAAGGGGAACTGATTCCTTTTGATAGTTTTTACAATACGGAAAAAGCTGCCTGGAAAATTGATGCCTTGTTAAATGCTGTAGATACTGATGGCAAGTCTGATAACTACAGCTTTCAAGGAGACGGCTTAAACCCGGTCGCTGAAGCAGTGATTAATAAACAGATCAATGTTCAAGTTGGCTGGCGTCAAGTTACTAGAGGGAAGAACGCCGGGAAGTATTTTGCCAATATCAGTCAGTACAATCCTAAGCAAGCCTCTTCACAGCCAAATGGAGAAATGCGTCCCAAAGCAGATACAGATGATACAACTTCAATCAATCAAGGCATCAATCAGGCTTTAGAAAATCAGACTACCGGTGATCCGGTAATGGATAACTTGCCATTTTAGGAGATGAAATGAAAGAAGGTCTTAAAGACATTCTGGATTATATAAAAGATGAATGGGAATTTATTTTATTCAGATTTTTAATCGATTTTATAGATTGCATCATTATTGGAACTGTATTCATTGTTTTGTTTATCACATTTTTTAAATAAATTCTTTAGCTAACCAACCTATTACAATTCCAATTATTGAATATGAAAGTTTGGCAGTTAAAGGTAATGTCACAACGTTTTGAAATGTTTCCCATTTCTTTTCTCTTATTAGAGTTTTATATGCAAAACCTTTACTAGTAATCACTATCGAATAATCATTTTGAATTTTGTTCAATTCTATTAATTCTTTTGCCTCTAAAATTCTTAAGTTTCTAATTGATATATTTTCTAGATCGGTCCATAAGAGATCAACTCTAAAAATATTTCCCGAAGATTCAATTGCTTTAGTTAGCTTATCCATTAATTTAACAATGTCTTTTTCTTTCATAAAACAAATTATCTATCAAAACAGAAAGGAGGTATATGTATGGCAGAGATACATTGGATAAAACTCAAAACTACGATGTTCGATGATGAAAAGATCCGTCTTATCCAATCTGTACCCGAATCCGATTCGATTTTAATTATCTGGATTAGATTACTAGTTCTTGCCGGTAAGACCAATGACGATGGCCTTATCTATATTCAAAGAAATATGCCTTATACCGATGAGATGCTAGCTACTTTGTTTAATAAGCCCTTGAACGTTGTCCGCTTGGCGATTACGACCCTGAATAAATTCAATATGATCGATATCGGACAAGACGGAATAATTGCCATAACCAATTGGGAAAAACACCAAAACATCGATGGCATGGAAAAGATTAGAGAACAAAACAGATTAAGGCTTAGAAAGTTTCGTTCCAAGCAAAAAGAATTGCCTTCTTCTAATAAGAAGAAAGATGTAACGTTACATGAAACGTTACGTAACGCAATAGATACAGATACAGATACAGAATCAGATACAGATAAAAACATTATGTCAGGCAAGCCTGACGCATCGATATCGCCAAACATTACGATTGCTAAAAAAGCCCTGAACTATTTCAATGAACAAAGCAATCGAAAGTTCAATCTATCAGCAAAGAAGAACACCAAGCCGATCATCGCCAGGCTAAACGAGGGCTTTAGTCCTGAAGATTTAAAGACCGTCATCGATCGAGCCTGTTCACATTGGAAGGGCAAAGCTGACTACGAACAGTTTCTAAGACCGGAAACGATCTTTAACGGCCGCTTTGATGAAAGACTGAATAACACGATCAAGTGGGAATACAAGCAGGCTGATGTCAAACAAAAAGAGGTCGCTATTGATTACGACAAACTAGATAACAATAGTGACCATGTTTCTAACGATCAAGCCCTAGAAGCCTTAAAAAGATTGAAGGCTAACAGCTCATGATAATCCGTAATCAAATCAAAAGAATAGATCAGCGGATTAATGGATACAAGTTTGATTTTCAGTTTTCCAAGTCAAAAGAAGAGAAAGATAAATTTACTCACTTCATTACCGAATTAGAAATAAAGAAAAAGGCTTTATTGGAAAGGCAAGAGAAACGTGTTCGCTAAAGAATATAAAATCAAAGCCGTTCCAGCATCTAGACCTAAAATACCCAGATTTGGCCACCCATATTATCCAAAAAGATATACAGAATTTAGAAAAAGATGGTTGGAAATCACCAAACCCGATTGGCCGGCCATTCAAGCAGAAATGGAAAACACAGAAGAATACGAATTTTCCTTTGAATTCTGGTGTGCTAAACACGCAAAGTCGGATCTAGACAATGTGGCCAAGGCTTTAGAAGACGAATTAGTTAAAGCAGGTGTGATCTTAGACGACAACCTGATCGTAGTAACTAGGGCAAGAAAACATTTCAATGCCGGTTATGACGCAATAAAAATATTTATCAGGAGAATTAAATAATGGAAAATTTTGAATTAGTACCAGTAGACAGCAATCCACAAACAGAAAGCAAGGCTAACGGATTATCGTTAGTTGGTTCTTATGACCAGATTCAAGTTAAAAATGGAGCGATTAAATTAACGTTAGAAGTTCCGTTAAAAGATAACTTATCAAAAATCGAGCGTTTATCTAATGGTGTTAATCAAACGGCAGCTGTTTATATTCAATTTAGGCAAGATGAACTCGAGGTGGATTGATGAAAGTCGATCTAACTAAGTTGAACACTGCACAACTTAACTACATTCATGGTGTTATTGATCATTTTATAAATGTGAAAACAGATGGAAGTCATGAAAAGCCGATAAGTAAGATCGATATACCTAATGAAGCATTATCCAATTAGTTGATAGCTAATGAGAAAGGAGGGCGGATGACAAAATCGAAACAATTACGATTAGATGATATTGACGAAGATGCCACCATAGCGAATGTGCGTTCATTCTTTAAAAAGCGTGGTAAACACCAAATATCGCGATTTGATAAATTAGTCATGCGTTGTGGTAGCTCAACAGACGATCTAAAATCTTCTGTTTGGTCTGATATGCCTAAAGCTGGTAATTCTGATAATTCAGCAGAGATCAAATTAATTTATAAGATTGACTCAAAATCAGAACTTAATGTGTTTATTTCAATCTTTCAACACATGGATAAAATTTATAAGCGTATCTTTATCGGTTATTACATCAGTAACGAGTTCCACGATATGATGTGGTCTGATATCTGTTCGATTCTTGGCTATGAACGCACACGAGCTAATGAACTAATGAACCGAGCCATGCTTCAATTTGCCATTCGTTATGATTTTCATGAAGAATTAAGCATTAAATCATTTCTAGTTACAAATGAAGCAAAAGTTCCAGCTACTCATTCATTGAATACGCTGGGAATGGTGTAAACGGAGCGAACAAAGTAGATACGAAGTGCACACATACTGCGAACACTTAGCACACAAATAGTTTGTATATTGATATAGTCGAAAGATTAAAGATATGAAAGCCAGCGAAATGCTGGTTTTTATTTATTGAAAATGGGGAAGCCTTAAAAGATCATCGGATTCAGAATCACTGTCTTTGCTCACTATGTAGCTTTTCTTGGGGTTCTTTTTAACGACAACTTTGATTTTCTTTTTCTTTTTGTCCTTTAAAGGATCGGTATAAAAATACCTAACATCGTTTCTTATTTCCTGGTCTATTTCAAAGGCTCTTTCAAAATGACTTATTCGATAATCTTTTGTGACTCTTGGTATTGCCAGTTTTACTGCAACAACCCTTTTATTCCCCTTTGAGTCAATAAATAATTTAACCGAAACTATTTCTCTTTTGATTTTTGCTTCTTTTTTTACCATATCTTTATTTTACAAAGTTTTTGTCAGGAGTTGGCATGAAGTTAATAGCATTTATCATAGCAGTCACATTATTAGCGGTTGTTTTTAATTTACACAGAAAAACAAAGATTTCTAATTCTAAAATCAGTAAATTAAATAATGATGTTGATTATAAAATTCCACAAGTATAGAAAGACTAGTCTAACGACTGACTTTTTGTTTTAGAGAAAAAAGAGCTGATTCCTCAACTCCTCTGGTTACTTAGTTCTTGTCCTTAGGAGAATTGGGATCATGTCCGTAGTTCTCTTTTTGAGCAACTGTTCCATCTAAATTATGAATAATTAATTCTGAATGTTGGTTTTGACTAATTTCTCGGGCTTTTTGAATAGCTTCCATTTTTGTATCTGTATGAATAGTTGCCTTTGAGTTTCCTTGGCCAAGAACGTCCCAACCATCGTTGGGATCACGTACAACGTGTTGTGCCTTACCCATTTTTGCCTTCTTTCTGTCAACCAATTGACACCTTAATTATGAAGGACTTTTTTATTAAAAGGAGAAAACATGAAATTCATAGCATTTATCGTGGCAATCACATTCTTTGTGATTGCTTTTAATTTACATAGAAAACCAAATATTTCTGAATCCAAAATCAATGAATTAAATGGCAACAATGATTATCAAATTCCACAAGAAGTTATTGATGCAATGAATGCCATCAAACGTCAACACAAAAGTGAATTAAGAAGAATGCATAGAAAGTCAGCACATAAATGAAATGGACGAAAGACATCTTAGATAAAGCCAAGTCATTAAAAGATCAAGACTTAAGCTATCCTAAGATCGCTAAAAAACTGAATAAGGAATTTTATATTTCAGTTTCGGCTAGTTCTGTCAATCATGCCTTGCTTGACTATCAAAGAGGTAAATATCATTTTACTGATGAAAGACAAAAGGGCAAAGAAGACTTTTCCAGCAAACAGAACTTTGATGATAACGGCAATGTTAGTTCAATCGACTTTAATCTAAAGTTTGAAGATTTCAGACAAACATCAAGCAAGAAACCGGCAGATATTTTAAGGTTTGCCGATTACGATCCATTAGATTGGCAAGTATCAAATGTTGTTAACAATGATTGGTCAATAACGAACGGTAATGGCGAAAAGTATTGGAATCATCAAGTTAAATTGTCTGTTAAGCCAAAGACAAATGATGATCTATCAATTGATGAACTAATCGATCTCTTTAACGAAAAGATTGAGCCAGTCAAAGTTATTAAATCTAATGTGCATGGCAAGAATAACTTAGTAATTGCCTGTTCTGATTTTCATTTTGGGATCACGAAGTTTAAAGATGTTGAAAACCGTTTAGTCGAATTAATCGATTTAATTCATCGTGGTTGGAAACAGATAGTTATTACTCAATTAGGCGATCTATTACATTCGGATGCTTTAAATACTTCTAAAACAACTAAAGGAACCGAATTGGATCCGATTGATTTTGTGCAAGCTGTCAGAGATGCAGAACGCTTTATTTTTCCGATTATTGAAGAATCCTATAAATACTCTGATTCAATGCAGATGTTTAACATCAACGGCAATCATGACGAAACAACCAGCTTTATGTTTCAAGAGATGTTAAGAGCTAAATATCCGGAAATGGATATAAAAGTCAATAACAGTTATCGAGAAGCCTTTGTGATTGGTAAGTCAGTCGGTTTATTAGCCTTGCACGGTCATGCTGCTAAAACCAAAGCACCGATGCTATTTGCCACAGAATATCCAGAGATCTGGTCTAAATCAACTTATCGCATGGTTTTATATGGTCACTTTCATAAAGAAGTAGTTAATGACGACTTTGGTGTAGTCGAACATCAAGTCGGAACATTTAAGAAAAGCGATCCTTATGAAAGCAAAAATGGTTATACGATGGCAACCAAGAAGATGGAATGTTTTGAGTTCGATGATCAAACGTTAAAGGATATTCATTATATATAGAAGGAAAACTATAAACCAGACGAAAGCTGTCATGTCGGTAAACGCAGCATACATAGTTGGTACTGTGCTTAATTGCTATCAGTTAAACGTAGGTTACACGAACGCCAATAATAAGAACCGCTTGTAGCCGATTCAAGTTCTCGAGAAAAGTTTCGGACTAAGCAGACTGGGAATTTTAATTCTCTAGATATGGTTAACGACGCAAGCATACATAATTATGAATAAACAAACTGAACAATTGAATAAATATCCACCATTAATATTCGTTGATGTGTATGGCAAAGACCATTCGGTCGTGAATATCAAAGAATTCTATTTATACAACCAGAGCTTGAATTGTTACTGCTCTGGTTTTTTATATGGTCAAGCAGAGTTAACAAACGTGCCAACAAAGATTAACGAAGTCGAATTACAAGCAGCAATTAGAAACGGATTCAGTTGTGATGAAAGGTGGGTAATTAAATGAAGAAACGTATCTATAAAAAGTATCGAAAATGTCTAGACAACTACCTTGGATTCAATGGTGATAATAAACACTATGCATGCTGCAAACGATTAAATAGTAGTTCCTTTCAAAGAGAATTAAATCACTATTGTGTTCTGTTTGATAAGAGATATAAAGCAAAGGAGGAATATTAAATGATTGTTCCATTTAATAATAATGAGGATGCTTCATCCCCAAACAAGTACGAACATGTTCAGGTTTGCTTTAATAATTTAAATGCACCAGAAGTATTTGTTGATGGTGTTAAAAAAGAAATCGAATACATTAGTTACGAATACAATCGTGACAAAACTGTTGGTCAACCAAGATGGATTGATATTGAATATTTAGATCACGGTGAAGTTAAAAAGATATACGAAGATAATTCCAGGAGGATTTAGTAGTTATGAATGATTTTGAAATCGTAAAGCAATTAATGGAAAAAGAAATCAAAGAATTACCTAATGATAGTCCTTTTAAAAAAATAAAATTTAATAAATCCACTGGAAATTATTCACTTCCTAAAGAAGTTGAGGACAAGATAATGCAAGGAGAAATTAAATAATGGGTAACAGAAAGGATTGAATGAATGCCCAGAGTTGTTAGTTGCCATCACTATGGTTGTCACAAGCTAGCGGTCTATCCGAAACATTTCTGTAGTGAACATATCGATGAAGAACAAGCATTCATGGAAAAGAGATTGAAATGGCACAATGCTCACAAGAAAGATTACACGCATAAGTACAATACGATTAAACGTGTGCGAAATGATGTTAAACGTGAACAGAATGGTTTCTATCATACAAAACAATGGCAAACATTACGGCAACAAGTATTAGACAAGCAACATTACTTATGCCAGTATTGTTTACTTCATGAGCGTGTTACGCCAGCGAAAACAGTTGATCATCGTGTCAGTTTAGTCTTTGATCCAGACAAAAAAGCAGACGTTAGCAACCTTGATACGATCTGTCCTGAATGTCATCATCTTAAAACTGAATGGGAACAGACTTATTACTTTAAAAATGGAATAAAACAGGATGTTGACGAAATAAAAGACATAAAAATGATCGATTATGTCATGAGGAAGGTCAAAAAATCAGGGGATGGTGTCCGTCTTTAGGGAAGCCTCAAATTTAAGCGATTATCTAACATTTAAATAGTTAAAATCATTCGAAAAATCAGTTTTAAGCAATTTAAAAAGCAAACATGTGTTCGTACGAAAAACAAAATAAAATCACACAGAAATAAGAATTACCCCCGGCATATTTGATTTAAGGGAGAGCGCACCATACGTCGACACCTCTCCTCAAAATTCAATTTTGAAAAACTTTTTATAGGGGGGGCTCTGGCAAAAATAGGATAAATTCGAAAGAATTCCTTTAAAATTAAGGAATTTTTTTGTTATTTGCGAACTTTTAGTCAAAAAAATACAAAAGGAGGGACAATTTTGAAGAAAAATTTCAAAAATTCCAATAACGGGAAGCTTTCAAAACGCCCTCCTGTTCAGCTTGGTGGTATTGCACAAGCCATGTGGAGAAAAATCGTTCCCGTTTTAGAGAATGAATCGGCCGTTGAAAAGATTGATGCGAATTTGGTTGAGCTTTATTGTTCACAGTATGAAATTTACAGAGATGCTTACAAACATATTCGTGAAAACGGATCCGTACAGGCAATTTACCATACCCTTCAAGACAATTTAGGTGAAAAGATTGGAACGGATTTTGCTGGTTACAAAAGAAACCCTTCAACACAAATTTATTCCGATGCAGTCGCTAAACTAACCAAACTTGGATCCGAATTAGGTTTGAGCCCAAAGTCTAGAGCGGAATTAATGAATATTCAATTAGATGATGATCAAGAAGATGATGAAGCTTTTGAAGAAGCCTTTAAAAAGCTGGGAGGTGGCTAATGGATGGATAAAATAGATCTTACTCAAAGCCACGATGTAATCGGAGCTTATAAATCGCAAGACTATTCAAAAGTCAGAGAAAAATACCAGGACGAAGGCACAAAATACGCTTTTAGCGTTCTTGATGAAAAACAGATAGCTGGTTATTTAATGAAACTGGCTTGTTTTCGTCATGTCCAAGATTTAAGAAGAATTGATGAATGCAATGATTTTGAATATTATTACGATTTAAAAAAGGTCAACTCTATTTTGGAATTTGCAAAACTTTGTCCTGATGTTAATGCTCGTCATCCTTTGCCTTTAATGCCTTGGCAGAAATTTATCTTAGCTGAGTTGAACGGTTGGCAAGATCAATTTAACGATGATCGATTTATTGAAGCAGAAGTTAGTGTGGCTCGTAAACAAGGAAAAACATATTTTGCCGGAATCGATCTTGCTTATTCTTATTTGATAGAAGGTTACGGACTTTCTAATCAAGATTTTCTTGCGGCTGCTAACACAACTGATCAAATAGATAAATTGTTTGGCTACACAGCTTTTATGATTGAATATTTGATTAAGAATAATCCAGTTTTCAAGAAAATCCAAAAAGATGAAAAAATTTTGATTCAAGAGAAAATTATCAAAACAAAGCGTTCGATAAATAATCGTTTTGTTCGAATTTCCAATGAATCAGGCAAGTTTGATGGCTATCATTTCATGAAAGCTATTTATGACGAAGCTGGGGATGAAAAAGCTGGTAAATATACTTCACGAATTGCTACCGGACAAACCGATGTCCCACATCATCAATTTATTAAAATATCTACTGCTTATGAGTTTATAGGGACTGAATTTTACAACGATATTAAAAGATTGATTGAAAGCATGGAAAAAGATTATGATCGTGCAAACGATGACCAGCTTTGTTTGGTTTGGGCTCAAGATTCCGAGAATGAAGCTTTTAAACCAGATACTTGGGAAAAATCAAACCCTCTAATTACTTTTTCTGAAAATAAAGATAAGAACATTCAAAGCATTATCAAACTTCGGGACAGTTTAGAAAATAAAGGCAAGATGGCTGAATTCCAAAACAAAACTATGAATATCTATCTGCAAACTAAAAAAGATAGTTATTTAAAATTAGCCGATGTTGAGAGTGCGATTGTTCCTGATTTTGATATTCATGGCCGAGAAGTTTATATCGGTTTTGATTACTCACTGGCTTCTGATAATACGGCTTTTGGTTTTGCTTTTCCTTATTTCGATGAACGCAATCAGCCAAAATTCCATCTTTTACAGCATTCGTTTATTCCTTGGAATCACGCTGGAAGCATTGAAGCTAAAGAAAAGCAAGATGGCATTAATTATCGAGAGCTGGAGAAGAAAGGCTTTTGTACAATTACAAGTCATTTGCAAGGATTGATTAATGTTGATCAGGTTTATAAATGGCTTTTGAATTTCGTGGAAGAAAATGAATTGAAGGTCATTTATTTTGGCTACGACCGTTATGGTTCGTATCAAGTTAAGAATTTGACTGAAAGCCTGCTTGCTAATCAGCCTTCTTGGCTAGTTCAGGACTTAAGACAAATAACTTCGGTCTTGTCTGATCCTACTAAATTCTTACAAGAAATATTTGTCACACATAAAGTTAGTCGTCTTGATGATGCTGTTTTAGAAAAAGCTTTGTTAAATTCCGTAATTAAAGCTGATAAGATTGGCATTCAGGTTGATAAAGATAAAGCCACGATGAAAATTGATGTGGTCGATGCGTTGATTAATGCTTTAGCACAAGGCATGCATCATTTTGATAATAATTCGAGTTTCAACAGCGAGTCAGAAAGACTCAAAAGAATGTCGGCTGATGAATTAGAAGCTTGGTATAAAGAAAAAGGACTTATTTAATTATGATATTTAAGACAATTTTTAAAGCATTTTGGCACTATTTTGATGCAATTTGCTTTGTTTTAGCTCTGGTATTCGTTAATATTGGAGCTTTTTTAATACTCAATAAAATAGCTTTTATTACGGTCGGTTTATCGCTTGCATTAATTGGCTGGCTTTCAGAAATTGCCATCGACAGCAAAGGAGGTGGTAAATAATGCCATTGTTTCACTCGAATTTTCACATTAGAGATTCGACAGCAAAGACTTCTATTCCAATTGAAGGTTGGACAAATATCATGGATTTTCTTAATCCGAAAGAAGATCATTATGTTAGTTCTTGGAAAGCTTTAAGAAATCCCGATATTCAAGCAGCGATTCAATTATTGGCTGGTGATTTGGCAACGGTAGGATTATCTGCAGACGCTACAAGAGCACAAGGCATTTTAGATAATCCTTCCTCAACGGCAAACGCTAGAACATTTTGGATAACGATGTTTGCTCAAATGATTTTGGGCGGCGAATCATTTGCTTATCGATGGCGCAATGCAAATGGCATTGATTCTCGCTGGGAATATTTAAGGCCATCGCAAGTACAGACTTTTGAATTATCTGATGGTTCTAGTCTTGTTTATAACCTGTCTTTTGATGAGCCCGATATTGGCTTAATGCAAAACGTGCCACAGTCCGACATGATTCATTTGAGATATTTTTCAATGAATGCAATGACTGGCTTTAGTCCTCTATATTCATTAGCAACCACCTTAACGATTAAACAAAAAGCGGATTTATTATCGAAGAATGCTTTAAGCCAATCGGCAACAACCAGTAGTGCGTTAAAGATTGAAACAACTAATTTAAACGACACTCTGGCTAAAGGCCGGGCAAAAGTAATTGGCGAACAGTTAAATAATTCTGCAGGACAACCAGTTGTCTTGGCTGAAAACGAAACTTTAACGCCATTAGAAATTCAATCTAATTTAGCTCAATTACTAAGTCAAGTTGATTGGACTTCTACTCAGATTGCCAAGGCCTTTATGATCCCTGATTCTTATTTGAACGGCCAGGGTGATCAACAGTCTTCACTTGATCAAATTAGTGGTTTGTATGGAAATACATTGAATCGTGATTTACAAAATGTTTTAAGCGAACTCAACAATAAATTGAATGCCAACATCACTGGAGATATTAGAAAAGCAATTGATCCGAGTGGCGATAGTTATGCGGTTACCTTATCAACTGTTGCCAAAAATGCCGGTCTGGCTTCTAATCAGATAACTTATATTCTGCAAGAATCCGGTTTTATTCCTGATGACTTGCCAGATGCCAAACAAAATTCTCAACCAATTCAATTAGTTCAAAGTGTGGCAACAGATCCGCCACAGGAAGGAGAAGATGAGTGACAAAAAAGATAGATTTAAAATCAGATATTTTAGATGATAGCGACGCTGGCGATATAGCATTTTATGAATTTTTTGGCATGTCGTATTTTTTGCCTTCACAAGTACAAGATGTATTGAATTCAGCCGCTCCTAATGAGGATATTGAATTAGATATCAATTCAAATGGTGGTGATACATCGGCTGCAAGTACGATTTATTCAATGTTAAAAGCATACCAAGGCCAAATAAATATTTTTATTCAAGGTATGGCTGCTTCTGCTGCTTCAATTATCGCGATGGCTGGTGATCATGTGGCAATGGCCCCGACAGCCCAGATGATGATTCATAAATGTTTAGCCGATCCAGGCGGTTATGTTAATGCTGATGGCTTAAGACAATTAGCAGCGCAAAACGATAGCGTTGATATTGGAATTGCTAATGCGTATATGGCTAAAACAGGTATGAGTCAAAGCGATTTGCTTCAATTAATGAGCAATCAAACTTTTATGGATGCCAAGACTGCTGTAGATAAAGGTTTTGCCGATGAAGTTGCTTTTTCTGGGCAAAAAACAGGAATCGCTGATAAAGCACCTGTTTTTTCTAATTCCGTCTCTAAAATGCCATCAAGAGAAGTTGTTGATAAATTTAATTCTCTATTAGGCAAAGCAAAAGCTTTTGATAAATTAGAAACAATAAAACCGGTTGAAGATCCACCTAAAACAACCGATAAAGAAAATAATAAAAAAACGGATAAGAGCGAACTCAAAAGAGAGTTGGCTCTTTTATTTTAAGGAGATTTAAACATGGATTTAAATAAATTGAATCAGGCTTGGACTGACGCTGGTCAACAAGTCTCTGATGCTCAGGACGAACGTCAAAAAATGATTTTTGAAAATTTGGCAGAGCCTGGCAAACATTCTGATGAAGATTTGTCTAAACAAAAAGACAAAATCAATAATCTGATCGCTACTCGTGAAGCTACTAAGGATGCTTTGGAAGACGCACGTAAAAATGCAAAAGTGATTCCATTGGACAATACACCAAAACCAAAAGATGAAAAACCAACAGATCCTAAAGTTGATTTCGCTAAAAATGTGCGTGGCTTGATAAGGGGCGATCATAAAGTTCTAGACATGGCTACCTCATCGACTGATGAATCTGGCAACGCTATTGGTTTGGTTATCCCACAAGATATTCAAACAGCCATCCATACTTTGATTCGTCAGTATGATGCTTTACAACAATATGTCAATGTTGAAAACGTTACAACGCAAACCGGTTCACGTGTTTATGAGAAGTGGACTGACGTTACACCTCTTGCTGAAATTACTGAAGAAGGTGCAACTATCGGCGATAATGATGATCCCGATTTACAAACTGTTAAGTATATTATTCGGCGCTTCGCTGGAATTACAACCGCTACAAATTCGCTTCTTAGTGATTCTGATCAGAATGTCTTGGCATGGCTGGAAAGCTGGATTTCTAAGAAAGTCGTTGTTACTCGTAACGCTGCCATCATCACAGTGTTTAATGCTTTGCCTAATAAGCCAACCCTTGCAAAGTATGATGACATTCTTGACTTGACTTATACCGGAATTGACCCAGCTATCCAAAGCACAGCCTTCTTCTTGACTAACGTTTCAGGTTGCAATGCTTTGCATAAGGTTAAGAACGCTGACGGAGATTATCTGTTGCAGCCAAACCCACAAAATCCAATGGAAATGTTGATGAATGGTAAACAAATTAAAATGGTGGCTGATCGCTGGCTTCCATCTGCCGGAACAACGGCCGCACCAGTCTTTCCACTATATTATGGGGACGCTAAGCAGGCTGCTACTTTGTTTGACCGCCAAAATATGTCGTTGCTTTCAACTAACATCGGTGCTGGATCTTTTGAAACTGATACAACTAAGATTCGTGTTATTGATCGCTTTGATGTTAAGCCAACCGATACTGATGCTTTTGTTGCGGCTTCGTTTGCTGCAATTGCTGATCAGCCGGCTAAGATCGTTGTTCAATCTGCAAGCTGATTAATTTATAGCGACAATGGCTAAACAACATTCAAACGGGGTGAAAAGCCCGTTAGAAAGGGATATTTATGACGGTTGTGCTTGATCAATTAAAAAATTCTTTAAGAGTTGAAACTACTGATGACGATATTCAACTTCAAAATTATATAGTCTCGGCTCAAAACTATTTGATTAACGCTATTGGTACAGATGATGCCAATAATACTTTTTATTCGGATAGTGGTAATGCTTCCTTATTTGATACAGCCGTGATTGCGATTGCTTCTGGCTATTATCTTTATCGAACTGCTTTATCTAATCAGACAGCCGTACCAATTGATTTGGCAACTAACTCGATTATTTCTCAATTAAGAGCTAAATGGGACGTTTGGCAGCAATCATTGACGGACGGTAATAGCGATGGCATATAGTCCCTTTCAATTAAACAAACGTGCGAATATCGGTTCAATTAATCCTATCCAAAATGAAGCAACCGGCGCTTCTGTAAAACAATTTGTTCCTCAATTTTCTCGTTGGTGTGCAGTCAAGTTAAGGACAATGAACCAGACTTATCAGCTTGTGAGTATGCAATTGCAAGATACGGTTGATTTGATTTTTAGGCACGATCCTTTGCTTCAATCCGGTTTACAAATTCAACTAGAGAGTGTTATCTATAATATTCTTTCCGTTTCACCAGATGAAAGCACTGATTTAGAGCGTTACGACATTGTCACAATAGAAAAAATCACGAAAGCTGGTTCAACTACCAATGGCTGATAACGATTTAGATGAGCAGTTTAAAAGTTGGTATGAAAACGTTGTAAAGACTTCTCAACTAACAATTCAAGAACAGGCTCAAATTACTAAAGCCGCTGCCGATGCTGGAGCGGAAGTCTTAAAAAAGGAAACTAGAGAAAAACATTATCGTGATCGCAAGACAGGCAGTGATCCACATTTAGCTGATTCAATTTATGCCGAAGCAAAGAATGTTGACGGTAATAGTGATGGGACATCAATTATGGGTTTTGATACAAAGAAATTCTATATAGCTAGATTCTTAAATGATGGAACCAAGCACAATAAAGCTGATCATTTTGTAGATATTGCAAGAGAAGACGCAAAAGTAACGGTTATGGAAGCGGAAAAGAAAGCATTTCAAGAAATTATCAAAGAGAAGGGATTTTCATAATGAGAGCTGTTATTGAAATTAAACAGATCATTACAGATGGTGCTTTTTCTTGGATAGATAATATCTATTCCGATGCTATTCCGGAAAATGTATTGACGGACGAAGATAATGCCGGCAATGTTGTGACTGATTGTTTGATTACCGAGACAGATAATTCACCGACAACTTGGGGAAACAATACCTTTACAGAAATTAACGAAGGCGTAGAAATACGTCTTTTTTATTCGCTTAATTTGCCTTCGACCTTTGACATGGGAGCATCTGAAATTGCTCTTATGAAACTACTTTTAGCCAACAATTGGCAGATTAATCGGACCGATGCACACTATCAAGACCCTGATACCGGTCAGACAATTTCGTCTATTTACGTATCAAAACTACAAACGATTTAGGAGGTAGCTAATGGCTACAGTTGGTTTAAATTTAGTCCAGTTTGCATTATTGGACAGTTCGGGAAATATTATTGCTAATGCGGAAACAGGCTTGTCTGCAACTGGTGTTTATAAAGTTTCGGATGGTGTTATCAGTGCTAAAACTGCTAACATAACTGGAATTGAAGTTGCACCAACGCAAATCTATGGAAACGATGAGGTAGTTGATCTATCTACTCCAAACGGATCGCCAATAGTTGCGCTTGACTTTAATGATTTGCCTTACGACATTCTCAACAAATTACTAGGTAATGTAAGTGATGGGAAGGGTGGTTATGTAACCGGTGCTAAACCAAGAGTTGCTATGTTGATCGGTTCCCATGCTTTGAACAAAACCAACATGGTTTATTTTGGTTTTGCTAATGGGCAATTGGTCAATCCGGATGCAAGTAATGGTACTGATACCAATGCCGAAACTCGTGCTGATGACACATTAACTTATACATCTCTGCAAAATCCAAATTGGGGTGGTAAGAACATCAAGACCTGGTATGATGCTGATCCTACATTTGCTGCAACGAGTATGTACGCTGATGTATTTGGTGGTTATGTATTTCCCAGTAGCGGTCAGTAAGTTTGGGCTGACAATCAGCTCTGATCAAATCCAAACTCAATCTTATACTGTTTATGAACCTACGATAAATCAGTATAACAACGCTTCATACATTGATCCCAATGGTATTTATAAAATTCAGCCAGATATTGGTGATCCAATTTATATCTTGGGAACAACGGCAATCGATCAAGTTACCGATGCAAGTGGAAATATTATTTACAACAAGAACTTGGTTGTTAATTCTGCTGGAATAAACGCTAGTGCATCTATCAGACCCGTAATCAAGGGAGCGACCTCAGTTATTTCCGGCGGTTCGTTAACGTATGGAACCGATGGAATAACTGCAACGCATAATAGCACGGCTGGTGCAGAGATGTACTACTCATTAGCTGATAATTTTGCTATATCGGCCTCAACTGCAATACAACCGGGCAAAACTTATAGCATTGCAGTTGATTTTGAAGGTACTGTACTGGCTGCTGGAATTAAAGTTCTGTGGTCAGGGGGTGCAGGCACAGCAAACGGCATGTATACCGCTGTCAATAGTTCAACTTGGACTCGGATAGGTTATTCGCCTGCTATCGTTTCTACAATAACTAATTACTATATTAGATTACAAACGTCTTCAATTACGGGAGCGAACAATTCTAATGTCGGTTTGGCATCTGGCCAGACTATGAAATTCAGGCACGCTAAAGTTGAAAATGCTTCAGCTTCGACTAACTGGACTTATGCACCGGAAGATATTATTACAGTTCAATCCACTACTAGTGAGGGGGTACTTGCTTAATGGCACAAATAACCTTATGGTTCTCACCTAAAGATGTTTTTTTGCAACAAAAGTCTGCTGGTTTATTACAAGCTGATTTTAATGCTTATCTAGTTAATACGGCTTATTTTACAGTTGACAAAGCTGTTAATAGTCTGGTTCTTAGTGATGGGAGCTTGAATTATTATCGTAATCTTTTGATTAAAAGCAAAGTAGAAGATGGCTCGTTAGCTTTTAAAGGCATGTCATCAACGACTTATAAACTTATGCATTGGTATTCGGTTACCGATCAATCAGCTATTACAGATGATAATCCGACAGGTCTTGTATCTAAGTATGATGTTTCTGATATAGCTACCGATGAGAATGGAGATGCTACTGTTTCTGTTGACCTAACTAGCGGCCAATGGAAAATAGCTGTTCAAGAAACGTCATATAGCTGTTCACCAGAAGATGTCTTAGGTGATGATTTTTACGGATAAGATTGTTTTATTCAAAAAATAAATAGAGCGAAGAAGACTTAAAAACTTCCTAACGGGTTGAGATGCCCGTTTTTTGTACATAAATTTAGGAGAAATTATGAAAATTACTGTTAAAGAATTTCAGTCTCAACCGTTCGTGGTTAAGGCTTCAAATCGGAATATAAAGAAAGCTATCAAGTTGCAGTTAGCAGCAAGCAAGATTGATGATACGCAAGAAAAATCAATGGCTGAGGTTAGTGAAAATACTCTGGCATTCTTTGATGAAAAAAAAGTTTTCTTGTGTGATGTCTTAAAACAAAATGCTAAACAAGCCGATATGTTTGATGACTTAGATTTCAAAGAAACAGGCGATGTACTTGGCAATGTAATTTCAAAACTTCTTAATAATTCCCAAGAAGCGAAAGTTAGTGAAGAGCCAAAAAAATAGAATCGCCCGGAGAACGGGTGTTTAGGATTCGAAACGAATTAGAAGATTTCAATTTATTTGCCAAAAACGCCATGCAGTATTGGCACTGGGGCTTAGACGAATTCTTCGATACTGATTATTACGAATTAATCGAGGTAATGAGTGCTAAAGAAAAGAAGGATCGTGTCCAAGATCCGATGAGTCTATTCAGGGCGATTTCAGGAAAGGGGTAATTTATGTCAGACAGTAAAGTCTCTGGTGAGATGGGAACTAAATATACCATCGACGGTAGTCAAGCGATTGAAACATTAAAAACATTAAAATCCGCTGTCAGTGAAACTACTTCTTCTTGGAGATCTCATGAAGCAGTCTTAAAATCCAGTGGTGATACAGTAGCAGCTGCAAAGACCAAATATGAGGGCTTAAGCGATGCGGTTTCCAAACAACAAGCTGTTTTGGATCGCTTAAAGTCCGAACAGAGCAAAGTTAATACCGAGACCAATGAAGGTCAACAACAGTATTCAAGTTATCAAAAACAAGTTGACGGTGCAACTACTAAATTAATTTCATTAACTACTCAACAAACTAAAGCCAAAGATGCTTTTGAGTTACAAAATTCTGGAATTTTAAAACTTAATGATTCGATCAAACAATCTGTTTCTGTTACTAATTCTTATGTTGAAAGATTAAAAGCTGAAGGCAACGAATCTGAAGCCACGAAAACTAAAATCAATGGTTTAAAGGATCAACAGTCTTTATTAAGTGATTTATACACCAAACAAAAAGAGGAGCTTGATAAATTAAAATCAGCTGAAGGCGATAATTCTGAAGCAATTGCTAAACAAACCGTTCGAGTAAATGAAACAGCTAAGAGTATGGCAGAAGCTAAAACTCAAGCTAAAGATTTGCAATCGCAGACTGATAAGAGTTCTTCGGGTGGTTTCTTTACAAGCTTAAAAGACAAGGTTCTAGGTGTTAAGTCTGCCGAAGACAAAACTTCAAAATCAACCAGTAGTTTAGGCGATATTATTAAAGGCTCTTTTATTGGAACAACTATTACTAATGCTGTTCAGAATTTAGCTGGAAATATAAAAAACGTAGCTACTGAATCATTAGAACTGGTTGAAAGCGCTGAAAAGAATGAGGCTGTTTGGAAAACTTTAGGTGTTAATGATGCCGGAATAAAATCATTAACTTCTGAAATGAAAAGTTTGAGAGCTGCTACAGGTCTGAGTGAAGATGATGTAACTAGTCTTCAAAAGAAATTCTATTCACTAACGGGATCAGTTTCGAGTGCTGAAACCTTAACAAAAGGTGTTGCCACTTTAGGTGCCTCCTTAAGGTTAACAAGTACTCAAACATCCACTCTGGGTTCGACACTTGATAAAGTTGCGCAAAGTGGAACGATGACTAGCACCAATTTGGCACGAATGGAAAAACAAGCACCTGGAATTGGTGCAGCACTAGCTAAAGCAGCTGGAGTTTCTACAACAGCTTTTTCAACTATGGTATCGAGCGGAAAAGTTAATTCCGCGTCTCTTGAGGATTTACTTGGAAAAATTAGTAAAAATTCTTCTTCCACTTTTTCAAGTTTTGGCAAAACTTCTGAAGGAGCAATGGACAAGTTGAAGGGATCTTGGCAGAATGCCGAAGCAGCCATGGCTAAGCCTTTAGTCTCTGTTCAAAGCACTGGCTTAAGTGCTATTACGAAGGTTCTTTCTTCCAATGCAACACAAAAATTATTTCAAGGTTTGGGAACTGCAATTGCTGGAACGGCAACTAAATTCGCTTCCTTCATTAATTATATTGGTAGTCATCAGAAAGATATTTCAACTGTGGTTACGAGCATTGGTGGAATTGCCAAAGCATTTGCCGTTGGTATTTGGGATACAGCCAAAGATATGATTACCGGAATCGCTAAGGCATTCAATGATATTACTGGTAATAGTAAAAAGGCCAAGGATCCCTTGGGTGATATTTCAACTGCTTTAAAAACTATTTCTAGTCATAAGAATGCGATCGAAGCTGTTGGCTCTGCTATTGTTGGAGCTTTTGTGGCAGTCAAAATAACTTCTGGAATTACTGCTATGATTTCAGGCATAAGTGGCATGATTGGAGCTTTTAAAGCTTGGAAAACTGCCACAGAAGGTATGACTGTTGCACAAAAAGCTTTGAATCTGGTAATGAAAGGAAACGTTTTAGGAATAATTGTTACGGCTATTGCTGCCGTAGTAGTTGCTTTAGTTGAACTTTATAAGCATGATGCTAAATTTCGTGCTTTTGTAAACGGAATCATTAAAGCCTGTGAAGATTTATATAAAGAAACAATCAAATGGTTCCAAGATATGTGGAAAGACATTACCAGTGGATTAAATAGTTTTGAGAAAAACTTTTCTAAAGTTTGGAACGATATCGGCAGCTTTTTCAAAGCCATTTGGAAAGATTTAGAAAAAACTAGTTCTACCGCTTGGAATTGGATTTCAGATACCTTCGAAAGTGTCTTAAATGGTATTTATAAATTTTTCAAGTCGATTTGGAATGATGTTGTAGATTTCTTTAAAACAATTTGGAAGAACTTAGAGAAAATTGGATCAGATGGTTGGAATTGGATATCTGACAAAATTAGCCCTGTTTTAAAAACGATTAGTGGTGCATGGAAAGATATGTGGGGTGGTGTCAGAGACTTCTTTGGTGATATTTGGAAAGATATTAAAAAAGATGCCAAAACCGGAATTAATGATGTTATTGGCATAATTAATGATGGAATTGGTGGTATTGACGATGTTATCCACGATTTTGGTGGTTCAAAAACTGCAATTAAGAAGATTCCTAAGTTTGCTAATGGAACACAAAATGGTGCACCTGCTGGACTAGCAATGGTCAATGATGGCAAAGGTAAAGAAGCGATCATTGATAACTCTGGTGACATGCATGTTCTTTCTGGTAAGAACCGCTTAGTTAACTTCTCTGGTGGTGAAACAGTTGTCCCTTATGAAGCAACTAGATTAATTCTTGGCGATTCTGTTAGTCATTTTGCTTCTGGTACTGATGGCTGGCTGAGTTCTATCGGTTCATGGTTCAAGGATAAATGGACCGAATTAACTGATATTATCGCTCATCCTGTTCAAGATTTGGAAAAAATTATGACCAAAGCTGTTAACAGCGCAGTCGGTGGTGCTAGCGATATCGTTGATGACTTATCAAGTTCATTAGGAGAAGGATTAGCCCAAGGATTGTCTGACCCGTTAACCAAATTGTTGAAGTCTTTGAAATCTTCACATGATAGTTCGGAATCTAATCCATCTGGTTCTGGGGTTACTCGTTGGGAACCAATTATTAAAGAAGCAGCCAAAAAGATGGATGTCAATTTAACAGCTGCTGGTATGACCGCTGTTCTAAAACGAATTAATCAAGAATCTGGCGGCAGCGCAACTGTTGTTAACGACTGGGATTCAAATGCCGCTAAAGGCATACCTTCAAAAGGTTTATTGCAATATATTCAATCGACTTTGGATTATTGGGAGCCAAAAGGTGTTACACCCAATCTCTTAAATGGTTATGATCAATTACTTGCTTTATTTAATGACAGCAATTGGTTAGCTGATATTAGTGTGTCTGGCGGCTGGGGTCCAACTGGAATGAAAAAATTTGCCTATGGCGGACTTAGTAATGTCCCAGCAATCTTTGGCGATGATGGTCCGGAAATGGCAATTCCGCTTGGTATCGACAAACATTCCAGGGCTGTTGAGTTATTGAATAAAACAAACAGAATTGTTAACAGTGACTCGGTAAATTCAATGTCAGCAGCATCTACAATTGACACCAGCAATTTAGAAATATTGATGACTAAATTGGTACAAGTATCAACCAATCAACTCACTGAAACACAAAAGAGCAATCAGACAGTTGACAATATCACAGCAAATAAATTTTCCCGTGCAATAGTTAGCCGGGCAGTAAAGGGATTGGCATGACTAGTATGTTTCAATTAACAAACGCACAAGGAAAGACCGTTGACTTAAATAGTAATAGTCTACGTTCTTATACCCCAATCGGTTTAGGATTATATATGACTAATACCTATTCTGTGTATAATTCAAGTTTCATTAGAACGAACAGCCAACTAACAGATCCAACTTCTAATCCTTATGAAGCCTATATACAGTTTGGTGATATAAGTAGTCAAAGTTATCAGACATTCTCTGATTTTGCTTCGTTCTTGGCTTATCCGCCTTATACATTGGTTTATACAACTGATGCTGGAACTTGGTATCGTGAAGCTAACTTACAAAGTATTACGAAGACCGAAATAGGTGGTAGTACGATAATTGCTGCCGATCGCTTAAACGAAGCTTTTATTTTAGAGTTTTATACAGCTTGGTACCAATTGCAATCGGAAGAATATGTAAGTTATAGTAATGACCCGGAATTAGGAACGTATGGAAAAATATACGGCATTTCAAATGGTGCTTATATTTATAATCCTTATTATGTTTATATTGAATCTGGACGTAATCTAGCTCAGAAATCAATGGAAGTTTCGAATGATTCTGAATATTTTGGTTTGCAACAAGGTTCTCCATGCTTAATTACAATCACGGGTTCAACTACAACGAACGTTAATTGGAAAGTAATTCAAAATGGCACGACAGTTGCTTCGGATGGATTTTTGTTAACCTTGACCGATAATCAGACTCTAGTTGTGAGTTCTTATCCTGAAGACCAATATGCTCGGATTTATAATCCTGATGGTTCATATACGGATGTATCTCAATATCAAGATCCTACGCAAACAAATTATGTGTTAATTCCCGAAGGCGATTCAACGATCGTCTTTTATATTGACCAAACTGCCGGAGTTCAATTCACTTATAAAGAAGAGAGGCTACTAGTATGAGTTTGCCTTTACAAGTAACAGTTTTAGATGCTAGCAGTTTACAGATCAAGGGAATTTATCCAGCTTTGGATTATGACTTGATTTACGACTATATCGATAATAGTACTTCGACGTTTGTTTTAAATGATAGTGGGGCAAGCCAAAAGGGTGATTATGTAGCTGTTAAAATTCAAAATACAAACACGCTGTTATATTTTGGAATGATAAGTGATGTTCAAATGGCTGATGATGCTAATACCAATACATTAACGGCCGCTGATATTAGAAACGTTTTAAACGGAGATATCATCGTAACTGCTAAAACAGGAACCAGCCGCGAATCACATTTAATTAAATTAATCAAAAATTATATCGCTTCCACTGTTTCTACCAATCTTCTGTCATTTGGATTATCGAATTCTACCAATACATCATTTACATTAACCAATTCAGATACCATCGATACTTATAATTTTGTTGATTACATTACCAGATGTTTTACATTACAAAACATTGTAATGGATGCTAAAGGTCTTGGAAAAGGGACATCGTCAAACGGCGTTCCTTTTTATTATCCAATAATCGATATTCACAAAGTCTCTGACACGATTACTTTGAAGAACAACATTGCGGCTTTTGCTGGCTGGACAGTAGATGATAGTCGATTGTTGCGTGGCTACGCTAATGAACTTTGGATTGTTGATCAAGCAAGTACGGATATGGAAAATCCAACCGTCCTTAGTAGGTATTGGTTACAAAAAGACGGAACAATTGTTAGTTCGATTAATAGTAATGTGATTCAGCCGACTCAAGTTACGATTTCTTTATTTGACAAGACAGCGACTGATAATTCTACTTATGCACAGATTGCCGCTGATACTTTAACCGGCAATGAATATAGCCATCAAATTCAGTTTCCCATGCCCATACAAAATAACTTTTTCAGCGTCATCCAACTCGAGATTGGTTTACTAGCAAAGATCTATTATGTTCAGACAATTAACGGGAAAAGCACCACAACGATTTATAACAGTGTTTTAAGTGCTTATGAAATAAGCAGTGATAGTAATGAAGTTACCATGACTTTTGGCAACCTGCGTTTCAGTGCCAAAGATGCCTTTAGCAGTTCATAAAAGAAAAGGAGAATTTATATGGCAATAACAATGTATCAGTCGGATCGAATGTTTGTCAGTCCGGCTAACGATGCAGCTCTTTATAGTGCAATTTTAAATAATACAAGCGGTGTCCTAGCTAATCGCGGCAATAACTTTGCTCTGACTATTGACGGCTTGGTTGTTTCAATTGATACCGGGCAGGCCGTAATTGGTGGCCGGTTAATTGAAATAACCGCTCTGGAAAGTATTACGATTCCGGCTAATTCATCCGGCAGTATCTGTTTGGTTGTTGATCTAACCAAAACCAATACGGTCACTGGAAATGCCGGTGATACCACATATTCGGTAGCGGTTAATCAAGTTTATACGAGTGCTGTAACTGGGTCATTAACTCAAGACGATTTAAACGATGGTGGTTTTATTTATGAATTACCGTTGGCTTCTTTTGTTTCCACCGCAACCAGTGTGACTCTAACGGATACGACAGGTTATTTAAACGATACAGGTTGGTTAACTTTGCCAAACGCCACTGGTTTAGTTATTGGTTCTGGTGGTTTCACTAAATATCGAGTTAAAAACAATGTTGTTTATATTAGATTGCAGGCTTTAGATACTTCAAAGACAACTAACGCTAATCAGATTGGAACGATACCATCAAAATACGCTCCAAGTATTACTTTTATGGCTGCTGGTATGGATGATTCATCGGGAACTCCATACGGAATTGAATTACATGTTCAAACAAGCGGTTTGGTCTACGCCAACTATGTTTCGCCTCATAACGGTGGCATTGGTGGCACGATCACATATCCATTGGGATAAATAAATAGGAGGACAAAGATATGTCATGACGGAAAATGATGGAATTAACGTTACGAAGACGTTGATGGATATTCAGCAACGATTAGTAAGGATTGAGGAACAGACCAAAGGAACACAGAAATTTGGTGAACGCCTAGACACTTTAGAAAACAAAGTTGGAGAACATGAATCGCATTTTAAATTCCTTTATTGGGGATTATCTGCTGTTTGTGTTTTTTTATTTATTGGTGTTATAGCACCTTTGTTAGTTGATTGGTTGGCTAAAATTGGGAGTTTGAACTGATGTATAAAGCAGAGAAAAAACAAGTTAATAATATAAATAAACCAATTTACCAATTGAAAAAACAGAATGTTGAAAATTATCGAGCTGAATTAGAGAACTATTCCAAAGAAGTTACTCTATTAGCCTTAAATCAATTAGAAAAGAAACAAGTAACTGAAATTACTGGAAACCTAAATAATGACGAATTAGGGCAAAAGTTAGCTAATCCACCATCTTTAGGTGATTTGTCCTTACCGGCTTTTCTTGGCCAAAGTGAACCCAATAGCAAGGTTAAAAAAGAAATTGTTGATCTACCTTATGGATATTTATATTTTGATAAAGACGATCAAGCAAAGACTTATACGATTGCTTTTCACTTGGAAAAACCTGATACTTTTAATCCTTATCTTGATGCCAGAAAGACCTTTAAACAAGCTATGCCAGCGATTTTAAGAGATAACGGTTTAATTACAACCGGTGCTTATGCCTGGATTAGAATTCTAACAACGTTTATGAAACTTTAGGAGGTGATCGGTTGAAACAATTTAATATTTTAAAACTCATTTGTAGCACTGGCTTGATATTGGCCTGTGCTTTTATTTTGGAGGTAATTTTTCATTGACACATAAAAAGTTAAATACAATTTTAATAACAATCTCGGCTTTATCGGCTTTTGCGATTACTTCACCGGTCTTTGCAGCCAAAGGCGATCAAGGGGTGGATTGGTCGGTTTATCAGGGAACTGCTGGTAAATTTGGTTATAGCTCCGATAAATTTGTTCTTAGTCAAATTGGTGGAACTTATAACGGATCCTATATTGATCAAACAACCTATAAGACCCAAGTTGCTTCCGCCATTGCCGCTGGTAAAGAAGCTCACACCTATATTTGGTTTCAGGTCGGTTCGAGTCAGACATTAGCTAAAGCAGCTATGGAACATTTTTTACCAAATGTTCAAACACCAAAGGGTAGTATTGTTGCTTTGGATTATGAAGCAGGAGCCAGTTCAGATAAAGAAGCCAACACGCAAGCCATTATCACGGCCATGCAGATGATTAAAGATGCCGGTTATACACCAGTCCTTTATTCGGGCGCTTCTTATATGAGCATCTATATCAATACTTCAGAAATCGGTGCCAAGTTTGGAACTTGTCTATGGGTAGCTAGATATGCCACTAATGATGTTGCTTCAACACCTAACTACACTTATTTTCCTTCGATGGATTATGTGGCTTTATGGCAGTTTACCAGTGATTATGTAGCTGGCGGCTTAGATGGTTCAGTGGCCTTAACTGGAATTACCGATGATGGTTATACCGGAACAACCACTAGTTCAACTGGCAAGACAACTGTTTCAACAACTACCACAACAACAGCTGTTTCAGCTGGCCAAACGGCCAACAATACTTCTAAGAGTTCAATTGTGGCCGGTGATACAGTCAAAGTAAATCTATCCGCAGCTAACTGGTCAACAGGACAAGCAATTCCTAGTTATATTAAAGGCCAATCTTATAAGGTTCTAGAAGTATCCGGCAGCAAAGTGCTTTTGTCCGGTGTGGATTCCTGGATTAGTACTGCTAACGTTGAGATTCTCTTAACGACTTCAACCAGTTCAGCACTTAGTTCTTCTAGTTCTACTGGCACTTATACAGTTCAATCAGGCGACACTTTATCGGCAATAGCTGCTAAATATGGAACTACTTATCAGAAACTAGCTTCATTAAACGGGATTGGCAGCCCATACCTGATTATTCCAGGAGAGAAGTTAAAGATAAACAGCACAGCAGCAACCAGTTCAGCTGTTTATTACACGATTAAATCTGGTGACACTTTAAGTGGAATTGCCAGCAAGTACGGAACTACTTATCTAAAACTTGCTTCGTTAAATTCAATTAAAGCACCCTATGTAATTTATGTTGGCCAAACACTAAGGATTAAATAAAGGAGAAATTATGAATCTATCAAATATCGATGTTACAGCTTTAATCATTATTATCGCAGCCGTTTGGTTTGTCGTGCAATCAATCAGTGCTACCAAGTTGCCAAGCAAATTCCTGCCATTGGTATCCATCGTTGTTGGGATTATTATTTCGGTTGCTTATTCTTATTTAAGCAGTAAGAATATCCAATTAGAACAAGACTTGTTCTTTGGTCTCTTTGCCGGTTTTTCTGCCAGCGGCTTGGACGATACACTGACCAAGTCTGTTTCCGGTTTGATCAATAATTTTGTTGGTGTTCTTATTTCAAAGACAAACGATATTTCTGACACTACTAGTTCTGAAGATAGTTCAAGTACTGATACCACTACTACAAAATAGTATATATAATCAACTTGAGTACTTATGATTGGTTACCCAGTCCATAATAATTAGAAATATACGTGTAAACACCCACTGGCTGTATGCTGGTGGGTGTTTTTGTTGCTTGTTATAAAACTGGCAGTATACAAGAAATTAGTTGAAGATCGAAAAAGTTATGACTCAATTAAATAAATAAACTTTGTAAAATTATTATCAAAATCTCAATGGTACAAATTTTTAATTTTTTTGTTCAGTTGTATGTGAAGGCTACAATATTAGGTATGGATATCAAAGGTATCGATAAATAGTCTCATGGAACCTATCACGCTTGATCAAATCGAAGAAATCGTTAATGTAGTTTCCAATAATTATATATCTTTTAATGAAAACTTCATTTTAGATAATCAGTTGAATAATAGCTTAGCTGAACTTTTAGTTACTGATGTGTACTTGTACCAACAGACGCAGTTTAATCAAAAATATTTAACATTACTTACTCATGATTTAATTCAATTGAGAGGTTATAACTTTGAGAAAAGTCTGGATTGCTTATCTCAAAATCTGTCATTCGATTTCCAGTACCGAATTAAGGATTCTACAAGTATGGTAAATAAGCTACAGCATTATGCTTATTTGTCTACCGTAAAAAGCGAAGGCAAAAAATTCCTTATGAAATGCTTAAATGATCTATTTGGATGTCGAATAGTTTGTAATCTTGATACCAATCTAGATAAAATTGAAAAATGGCTTCGTGATCATAAAAGAATCCAAAATGGAAGCCAGATCACTTATTATTATAGAGACGCACAGGGATACAAAGGACTTCACTGCTATATTAAATATTACCAGCGAAATCTAACTCTTCCTTGGGAAATACAATTTTGGGATTCTAAAAATGAAATCACTAATTATCAGCTGCATGAAAAACATGAAGTTGACAAGGATATAAATTAATTTATTAAGAATATATAAAGGAAAGATACTATAATTAGCTTGTAGCATTTTTCTGGTAATACCCGGAGGTAATCTAATGAAAACCTATGAATTTATGGCTTTATCTAAAATTGGATCAAGGCCCTTTGGATGGGTCTCTTCTAGTGACAAATATTCAGATATCATTGGTCTTAGGGACAAAATAGAAAATGTACTACATTCATTTGAGAACGAATATACATTTCACATTCGATCAACTAGTAATAGTGAACAGCATTTTTGGCAAAAGGATAGTTATTTTCAAAATGTCAAAATTTTGGAAAATATGGAAGATTTCGTTGGTATGTTGAAAGCCAACTCTGAAATTAATATTTTAGATGTTGCTTCTTATTTCAGATCTCGATATCATGATGCAGGCATTTTCTCGCTTGAAAAGATTCTGTATTTTGTCTATGCAGATTCATTGAAGCATAATAACGGTTTGCGACTTTTTAAGGCTAAATTTGAAGCATGGGAACACGGGCCAATCGATCGATCACTTTATAAAGCTTATGAAGAAAAAAAATCATCTATTCAAAATGACACATCTATCTGGGTTAAAAACCCAGAATCAGCATCACAAATAGTACGCCAGATTGAAAAAACAAATAGTGATTATGAAATGCTTTTTGACAGGATGAAGTATGATGACGATGCAAGTAATCCAACGCATCGAGAAAATACGCCATGGAGTATTACATGGAAAAATGGTCGTGGTCGAAATCAGGTAATACAAGATGAAACAATTCTCAATTTTCATAATAACGAACTGTGAACTTGCTGTTTGAAAATTTTTTCTCATTCTTTGTATAGTTGCAAAAAATTTGTTTATTATTATTCTTGATTAATTTCGGGATTTTTTTTTATAGAAATATTATAATTTCATTATTATGAGTGATACTATTGATGACGAATTGGATGATAACAGTGTCACCACACAAACGACCGTGTCACAGGTGCCAAATCAACAATCCAAGCCCGAGCCAAGCGGATCGGTTCTCGGTCATAACAAAAAATATGAAGACCCGTTTTCTTGGTTAAAAAGTTTGTGGTCCACTTATTGGAGGCCTTTTTTGTTTGTACTGGGGGTTACCCTACTGGTTTTTGCTGCTCTCCACTATAGTTATAAGAACAAGATTTTTAGTTTCTGTGGCCAGATAGCATTGTACGTCGGAATATTTTGTACATTGCTACCTATTTGTTCTTTTTATCTTTTTAAAAAAAAAATAGAAAAATAAAGAGGACACGTAGACACAGAAAAATGGAAAAGCAATCCTTGTTGCTTCCTACTTTAGTCATGATTTCACTGATTACTTTGGTGGCAATTCTATCATTTTCTGAAGCATTGTTTCCAAAAAACGGAACACTTGTCGGCGTTAAACCTTTGTTGACGATGACAACAGTCTTTTTAAGTGCTTTTATGAGTCTATATATTTTTGAACGCTCATCGGCTAATTCTCAAATAGAAGCTCAAAATGCTGAAATAAGAAAAATAAAGGCTGCGCGTCCTTATTTAAAAGTCACATATGGGACTGAAAAGAATGTCTTGATCAATATAAGTTATCCTGATGATCACAAATGGTTAGTTTATCCAGATATTTTTTTTAATTCTAAATTTTATAAGGGAGATCGGCTAAGTGAGAATAATTGTCATCAGCAGATGGGATCTGTGTTCCCTGAGCGGATAATGCAAATAGCGGCTATTGATAATGATCAAGGGCGTGGGACATTCAGTTTTTTGTTGGAAGCTTCCACTGTCTTTAATGAAAAAATCTACATTTATTCGTATTCTGGCAAGCCCTTGAAGTATTTTTTTGACCCAATCAATGGTTTAACGGATTCCTCATTAGCTGAAGATCAAAATTATCAAGAATCATCGAAAATGAATAAAAATATTAAAGAATTAAAACAGGATATTTTTGAGTTAGACCCAGAAGGGAAACCACTTCAAGAAAATAAATTAAATTAAATATTTTATTTATTTAATCTTTCATATTGCCTTCCCGAACACCTGTTCGTATAATTAATCTATGACAGCTGAACAGATAATTATCCAAACTGTTAAACAACTTCCAATTCCAACTAAGGGCCATGTTATCTACTACGATGAGTTATTAGCTTTAACCGGTTTAGAAGAAAACGACTTTATTATTGCCATGCAAAAACTATCAATTAAATATAATTTTTATTTCTCTACTTATATTGATCAAGATACTGGAGAGATTAAGGATAACGTAGGACAGATCCTTGATATTTATAAGATTACAAAGTGAAATGAATAACTATAAAAATACTCACTGGATTATTTTCCGTTGGGCGTTTTTTTGTTGCTATAAATTTTCTGAAAGAATAAAATAACTTACGAACTATGCGTTCAAACGAGGAATAATTTAGGGAATAAAATGATTCAGAAAAAGGTACTTTATCAATGCATAATTGAATTAACTGAAGAAAATAACACTTCAAATAATATCAATAGGGTTTCTCTAAAAAGTCTTCAGGAAAAATTATTGGCTTACTATCCTGATTTAACATTAATTGCTTTACACCGGGAACTCATCAGCTTAACTCATGAAGGAAAAATTAGATATCGCGGTTGGGATGATGCACAGGGAACTCCAACATTAAATGATCTTGTAGATATTAATAATCTCTCTGACGATGATGTACAAGATCGTGGCCAGACAATATATAACATCGGTTATGTTCAAAACTCACAATTTGGGAACAACAATACACAAAATATTTTTGAAAAAATTGATCAAGTAAAACCTTATATGGATCAGTTAGACTCGTTACATGAACTAGAAGAAATAATTGCACAAATGCCTGGTGACCAAGTAAAAGAATTAAGAGCAGTAATTGGCTCAGTTGATAATGAAGGAAAATTCAATGACAAAGAGTCTTTGGGATTTTTCTCTAACCATCCTAAAATTAAAAAATGCTTAGATTCGATTAGTGATTTAGCGTTTCGATATTCTGCCGAAGTGAGTATTGCATATCTTAGAAGCAAATTTCCAGGAATCATATAGGACCAAATTATTTAAATATTTGCCTTACCGAACGCCTGCTCTTATAAAATAATTCTAACTTTGCGAAAAGCAATGATGATCGTAAGATTTCAAGATCAATGAATAATTATTGAAAATAACGTTTCATCAATTTAATCTTTTTAGATCATTTCTATATAACTAGACTAGAATTTATTTGTATTCATTATGGATATATTTTTTAGGGGGGGAGATTTATT